ATTGTTAAAAGAACAATTAATGGTGCTACTAGAAGATTTGTAGAAGTTTTAAATGTGTTTGATTTTGATCAAACAGATAATACATCATTTAATTTTTTAGATAGTCAGTTAAGTTATAGTGGTAGTGCTGCAACTACCATATCAGGATTAGATCATCTTGAAGGTCAAACAGTTTCTATACTTGCAGATGGTGCAACACATCCAGATAAAACTGTTAGTTCTGGTAGTGTAACTTTAGATCGTTCTGCATTAAATGTTAAAATAGGTTTAGCTTACACATCTTTATTACAAACAATGAGATTAAATGCTGGATCACAGAATGGTACATCACAAGGTAAGACAAAAAGAATATATGACATTACAGTTAGAATGTTTGAAACGATTGGTGTGGAGGTTGGACCAAACTTAAATGATATGGAAAGAATACCATTTAGAAGTTCTACTAATTTAATGGATGAAGGTATACCACCATTTACAGGAGACAAAGAGGTAGAGTTCAGAGGAAACTAT